AAAACGGCAGAAAGCGGAAAGGAGGTAGTGAATGACACCCAATAAAGAAAAGCTGCTTGCAGCACTCTTGACCTCACGCACCAAAAAAGAAGCTGCGGCAGCGGCGGGTATTTCAGATCGAACAATGCGTTCCTATTTCGAGGATCAGGAGTTTTGTCAACGGTACCGCGAAGCGTTCGCCGGAGTGGTACAGGACGCGACCCGAAGGGCACAGCAGCTCCTAGAGCCTGCATTGTCCACCTTGCAGACGGTCATGGAGGACGAGGAGATACCGGCGCAGGCCAGAGTAAACGCGGCGAAGATCGCCCTTGATTATGCCGTGCGCCTGACCGACCAGAATGACCTTGCAGAGCGCCTTGCGGCGTTGGAGGAGATGCGGCAGTGATAACACGGGACAAGCTGGAACAGCGCATAGCGGCCCTTGAAATGGCAGAGAAGCAACGCCGGGACAGCATGACCACCACCGCAGCGGTTACGGACTACATAGCCCCGTGTTACCTGCCCCTGCACGAGGATATCAAGGCGGAAAAGCACAGGTTTTACAATCTTCCCGGCGGGCGCGGCTCCTGCAAAAGCTCCTTCGTGTCGCTGGAGATTGTGGCAGGCGTGCAAAGCGACCCCACAGGACAGAGCAACGCCATTGTATTTCGACGCACCGCAAACACCATGCGCGATAGTGTGTTTTCTCAAATCGCGTGGGCCATTGACATGCTGGGTACGTCCCACCTGTGGAAGGCCACCGTCTCGCCAATGGTATACGAGTACCGGTCAACCGGCGCACAGATCCTTTTTCGAGGTTTGGACGATGCCAGCAAGCTGAAATCCATCAAGCCCCGGCACGGTGTGTTCCGTTACGTCTGGTTCGAGGAATTTTCTGAGCTGCCCGGCCCGCGCTTTGCCCGAAATGTCCTACAATCTGTCGTGCGTGGGCAAGGCACAAGGCCGCAGATATTCCGCAGCTTCAACCCGCCGATCAGCTTGAGCAACTGGGCCAATCAGTTCGTTGCGGAGCCAGACGGGCAGGCGCTCACATTCCACACCGATTTTACCATGATCCCTGCTGACTGGCTGGGCGAAGCTTTCATACTGGAGGCCGAGCGTCTGAAAGCCGTGAACGAGCGGGCGTATCAGCACGAGTATCTGGGTATTGCCACCGGCACCGGTGCGGAGGTGTTCCCTACATTGGAGCTACGGGAGATCACACGGGAGGAAATCCAGCAGGAGATTTGCAAGCGGAACGCCGACAACGGCAAACGTGGTGGGAGGCCCCGCAAAAGGTAAAACCCACTGGAAACCCACTGGGTTGCGACTGGAAACCCAGTGGAAAGCAAACTATAAACCCGAAACCTTAAGCTTCAAGCCCTAACTTATAAATTATAAAAGGGTGTGTGCGGCGACACGCCGCCCTTATAAGGGAGCGGAGCAAGCTCCGCCCTGACACCAAAAGGAGTTGATACAGTGATCTTCGATTTTGACAAATTTGCCAATATCACCGCAAGAGTTTTTCCAGACGATGTGGGATACAGCTTGGGGGATGCACTGAGCGTGTTCAAGTACTACTTTGAGAGGTACGAGGAGCACACCGGGCACCCGCACCCGCCCATCCGGGCCGACCAGATCGTGCGGATCATCCGGGCAATGCCGTGGCTTTGTGAGACGAGTAAGTTTAGTTCCTGCGTAGAACTTGAACCTTTTTGCTACCCACCTCTGATCGACAAGCATTTTGCGACCAAGTACCGGAACTGCGACTATAACATCAACCATTTTTTCAGCGGTAAAATCCGCGAATTGAGATTCTACGAGGAACTATATTGAAAGGAGATATACCATGCCCTATTATCACATCTGCTCCACCTGTGGTGCAACACTTGACCCCGGCGAGAAATGCGACTGCTATCCGCATGAAGCGCTGATGGCCGATGTTCTGACGTTGACGCCAGATGAAAGGCGGATGCTGCTGGAATATATAGATACGATGATTGCACAAAGAAAAGCCCCCTGTGTCCTCGCCGACCAAAGCACGACACAGAGAGCCTGACCACCACCCACAAAGGGAGGTTGGTATGCTTATTGTACCAGCCTCCCGACGATAAAACAAGGAGGAAATATGAGTTATTCGTCTGAGGTTGCCGTGCAGAAGGAAATACCGCACAGCATGATGCAGGATGATATCGAGACTTTGCGTAAACGGATTCTTGAAATGCTTGATCGGTTATCCGACGCAGATTGCGCCGAGGTCTATGCAACGCTGAAAGAAAGAGGTGTGCTATGAATAGAGCTTTACGGCAAGAAGTTCGCCGCCTTATTATAGATATGACCGACGAGCAATGCCAAGTTGCCTTAGAAGCATTCAAAATATCCGTGGAAGATAATACAAAAACACCAGAAGAATGTTGTGCTCTTGCGTATAAGCGTTTGAATCGAAGGGAGGCACTATCATGAAAACAAAAGCACCCAACAGGTCTACCGGCTACATCGACGAAAACGATAGATACTATCCCTGTGTACCCACGCCGTTTGGGATGATTCCTCTGGTCAGCGTGACCATGACCACTGAGCGGGAACGTGAGCTTTTCGGGAAGGAGGTACAGGCCGATGAGCGCGACCGTGACGCTGTTCCGTGCGCATGACTACCCGGACATATCCCCCAGCAATACCCCGGCCAGAACGCGCCACAGGCCGCACAGGACGCCAAGAGTAGGGCGCAGAACGGTGACGCCCGCCCACGAGGCTGCACCAGGCGTTTGCCCGTATAGCGCCAGCTGCTTCACCTGCCCGCTGCCAGATTGCAGACAACCGGCAAACGTGTGTCTGAGTGTGAACAGGTTGGCGCTGGAACGGTTGTAGACGTTGCACAACACCGGATTGCAAATGAGAAAGACCGTCCTTCCGGGGGCGGTCTTTCTATGTGGGCGGCTATCGTTTGGATGTGTCGCAATCAGCTTGGGCGGCGGAATCTGACGGACGTACAGCGGACGCTGCTGATCGGAGAAGCGTACAGAGCGCAAAGGATGACGCAGGGAACGAACAACCAATATGTTCAGGCGAAAAGTGAAAAACATCAAAGTGGTGTTTTTCAAAAAGATGGGCGCACAGCAAAAGTTGTCGCAAAAGAATTTGGCGTCGGCAGTTCAACGGTTGACCGCGCAAACAGGTTTTTGGAGGGACTTGACGCGGCGGAATCTGTATCTTCTGGCTTCAAAGATGCCGTTCGTTCCGGAGCTATTAAAACTCCACAGTCTGTTGTTCAAGAAATCCGGAATATCCCCGAAGCCCAGTTACCCGCCGCCGTCGAAGCCATCAAGTCCGGCGACATTGACACGGCAAAGGAGATCATCCAGCAGAGCAAGCCGGAACCTGACGGATGCTCAAAAAACGTACCTGGTCGGGCGGCAATATGAAGCGCAGAAGATGACGCAAGGTAATCATGCAGAGTGCGGTTCTGATGGGAAATACCTTAGTGCCCAAAATGGGCCCCAAGGTATCAGCCCCCGCACCGTAGAAATCGTAGCAAAAGAACACGGTGTTGGGAGTAACACCGTTCTTCGCTCCACAAGGGAACCAGAACGCAAAAACAAATGTCCCAAAATGGGACATTTGAAATCAGAATTAAAGGCACAGCGGAAGAAGCTGTAAATGTGTATTAAACGGTAAAAGCGAATTGTTTACAAATTAACTTGACAATAATTAAAAAAATGATAGAATTTATTTAATTAGCGATTGAAGTGCTCAACGTAACTAAAGAGCAGTTACATTGTAGCAAGGGTTGTGCTATGCATTTAAAGTAAGAATTAAATATCTTTCAAAGCATAAGATAGGAGGAGATTATGGAATACGAAAAAAGGGCAGGATTTTTTATGAACGCTTCTTCAGGGTACAAAGCATTTGTTCCGGCTCCATTGCCGCCGGAACCTCCCATTCAATATGACGAAGACATTCAATCGCTACTTTCACAGGCCGACAGAAAACTTGGACGATTAGACGGAATTACTCAAATTTTACCGAATCCCGAACTATTCGTGGCAATGTATGTGAAGAAAGAGGCCGTATTAAGCTCCCAGATTGAAGGTACGCAAGCGTCTTTTGTGGACGTACTGAGCGCAGAATATAATCAGATAGATGATCAACGGCAGGATGATATTAGCGAGGTAGTAAACTATGTAAATGCAATGAATTGGGGGCTTGAACAGCTTGAAACATTTCCTCTAAGTTTGCGCCTGATTAAAAACATTCATAAAAGATTACTTCAAAATACAAGAGGTTCCCAAAGAAGTCCGGGGGAATTCAGGCGTTCGCAGAATTGGATTGGCCCTGCGGGATGTAATCTTAATACAGCAACCTTTGTCCCGCCGACTGTCCCAGATATGGAAAGCGCACTTGCAGACTTGGAAAAATTTTTTCATCAGGAAGACCGTATTCCGGCGCTCGTAAAAATAGCGCTAATTCATGCGCAATTTGAAACTATTCATCCATTTCTTGACGGTAATGGCCGAATGGGGCGTCTGTTAATCACGTTTTGGCTTTGCCAGCAGGAAATTCTTTCCAAGCCTTTGCTATATTTGAGCTATTATTTCAAAGAAAATAGATCTGAGTATTATGACCGTTTGATGGATGTGCGTAAGAAAGGGGAATGGGAAAACTGGGTTAAGTTCTTTCTACGCGGTGTTGCAGAAGTTGCTGATGAAGCGACTACATCCGCTAAAGCAATTCTCAAAATCAAAGACGAGGTATCAAAAAAGTTGTATTCTATGGATAACGGGAATAGCAATTATCAGCGACTGTTAGACTACCTATTTGAGCAACCATTTATAAAGCGTTCAGATGTGGAAAAAATGCTTGGCGTTTCTAATCCGACCGCTGGAAACATAATAGAGACGTTTTGCCAGATGGGTATTTTGCAAGATTGTACACCTCAGAAATCTCGAAATAAACTGTATGCTTTTGCGGAATATCTTGATATTTTAGAGCGAGGAACAGAGGTTGTCTGAAAAGTTCAACAATAATTCAACTCCTTTACAAAAAGTTCAACTATTTTACTCGACGATAGAAAACGCAAATTTTGAAAAACCGTGTAATAGCAACACTTTGCAGGACGTTGCTACACGATGGTAAACGCCATGTTTTGAACTCATAACCCGGAGGTCGGGGGTTCAAGTCCCTCTCCCGCAACCAAACAGGAACCGCAAACCCATTGATTTTAAAGGGTTTGCGGTTCTTTTTGTTTTTACCGTACCCTTAAATCTCTTTGCTCATTTTGCTGTGACACCAACCGACACCAATGTGTCAGCGTCCTGCATTGTTCGGGCTTTCGGATATTTGATGTTGCGAAAGTGTGGTTTTCTGATACTCTTTCATGCTCTTGACACCAACGGTTGACACCAACCGTTTTCCTGACACCAAATGACACCAGTTTTGCTGGCAAGTCATACTGAAAAAATAAGCTGCTCATTTGATGTTATTTTTCAATTCTGGCGTGGATGGCTTTTGCTTTGACTCCAACGCGTTGGTGTCAAAATCAGCTTGCTTGCGCTTGTTTCTCGTTTGCGTTGGTGTCAATGGCTAAATCGCGAATTTGGGGCATAGCTGCATTGGTGTCACCACTCAGTTCCAGTCCTTGGATATCCTCTGCAGCGATGCTGATGGCCGGCTCTTGATTATGCTGGGCATCCTCTATGGCGCTAATGGTCGGGTCTTGAGTCTGCGGTACATCTGCGGAAGTATCATCGGAACTGCCGCTTATACTGCTGCAGCTCATATAGTTGCCTCGCATTTTCTCCATGCTGATCTTCTTATGATCCGGAAGGACATGTCCATAGAGATTAAGCGTAGTTGACGCCTGCGCATGACCCAGTAATGCAGACAAGACCTTAATGTCCATACCTGACTCCAACGCCCGTGTTGCAAATGTATGCCTAAGCTCGTGGAAGCGGAAAACAGGGCATTACTCGTGGTAGCGGAAAGCAGAATATGCTATAATGCAGACAGGCTATGGTTTTGCCGTAGCCTGTTTTGCATTAGAAGGAGAGGACTGCGCATGGCACGAAAAAGCCGGAAGCGTCAGACTGTAACGCTGCCACATCTGCATTCAGAGACTGCCGGGTACATCCGTTTGTCTGTCACAGGAAAGGGCGGCGATGATTCCATAGAAAACCAAAAGAAAGTTATTGAGGCATGGGCGCGAGAAAACCAGCATCCCATATCGCGATGGTACATTGATGCAGGATGGAGCGGCAGAACATTCTATCGACCGATGTTTCGGGAGCTGATAGCAGACATTGAACGGGGCGAGGTTGACTGTGTTGTAGTCAAGGATCTCTCCCGCCTAGGCAGAGATCACATCGCAGTTGGATATTATCTGGAGTACATCTTCCTCTCTGGCATACATTCCTGTACATTTATCCGCACCTAACCGATTTTTTGAAATGCAGGTGAAGAAATACCAATCCGCATGGTTCGTTCCGCGCTTTCGCTGCATCTTTCCTCCGCAGCAGGCACAAATAACTTTGCCTTTGAAAACATTCTCGCTCGCCTCCGGTGTGGGACTGATATTAAATGAACGTGCTTTGAATTCACTTTGGATTCTGTCAAAGGTTTCAACGTCTACCAGCGGTTCATGGGTGCCCTTTACAACTCGCTTTTCCTTGCCTTGTATGAGCATCCCAGTATAGGTTCGGTTAGTCAAAATGTATTTCACAGATCGACTGTTCCAATCGCCCGTTCCATCCGCAAAACTCCCGGTCAGTCCATTGGAACGGGCGTATTGGATCGGAGTGGGTAATCCTTTTTCATTCAAATAGCGGACGATACCTGTTACGCCAGTTCCGTTTGCCGCCAGCTCAAAAATCTTCCGCACTGTGATGGACGCAATCGGGTCAGGGACTAACTGATCGTGGTTTGCTTCGGACTTTTGGTATCCAAAGGGGGCTCTCGGCCCAACAAATGTTCCTCGGTCTATTTTCATTTGCAAAGTCGCCTCAACTTTCTGTTTGATTTCTACTGCAACCTGTTCGTTAAATGCGTTCTTTATTGGAATGCGAATTCTAGCTCCATGTGGGTGGGATTGATCGGTCAAGCTGTTTACTGTGTCGAAGTCGTCATTAATTGAAACAAAACGAACACAGTTCATAGGGAAGAAGACCTCCGTGTACTGTCCGAACTCGATGTAGTTACGCCCAAAGCGCGATAGGTCTTTTACCAGAATGAGGTTGATTTTCTTGGCTTTTGCATCTTCGATGAGGCGTTTGACGCCGGGTCTGTCGAAATTCGTACCTGAGTACCCGTCGTCACAGTACACCGCGATCTCGTTCCAGCCCCGCTGACGCACATAGCTTTGCAGCAGGAGCTTCTGATTTTCAATGGATACGGACTCCCCGTCACGCTCATCGTCGTTGCTGAGCCTGCAATAGATACCTACGTTGTATGTCTTTTCGATCATCTGTATTTTACCTCCCGATTCTCTGCGATTCATACATCCGTGCGGCGTGATGGCTCTCGCAGGTTTTCCCTGCAAGAATATGATACCGGGGATACCATTTTCGCGCAAGGATGCCGCCGCAGGGAGGCTGATTGTCTGTTACGATGCGTGACAGGGCTGTGCGGCCGCGGGAGCGTCCAGCTCTGTCATGGCGCGGCGCACCGCAAGCTGCTCCAGCGTCCTGCCAAGGTCCTTTTCGCCGGAAAACACGCTTGTCACGCGATAGAGGGTCTTGCCGATCCTGACCTCCTTATAAGAGGCGACCGGCTCTTTGGGGATGGCTTGCTTCTGCATAAACGCACCTCCGATTTATCCTATAAGTCCCGCTGCCACGATATGACAGCGGGACTTGTTCGTATTCGTTCCGGCAGAGCAGCCGCGCCGGGAGGATTGCCGTCATGCTGCATGATGCTGCACCGGCGCGGCTGTCTGCGTATGTTGTGTCATGTAGTTTTGTTCCGCCGTATTTGTCACAGCCCCCGGCGCGAGGCATATATCGCCTCTGGGACCGGTATCAGCCGCCTTTGGCAAGGCTGTCCCATTCCCGCAGCGCCGTGACTTGTAAGGCTCACGAGCGCCGCAGGAATCCCCCTCAAGTCAGTGGGAGGCCGTAGCTGGGGTTGCGTATCGCCCGCGCTGTCGTCGCGCCCGATGCTGCCACGCATCGGGTCAAAGGCCGCGTAGATCGCTCGGACAGCCGCCCGTCCCGAAGGATGGGAGGTCTGTCGTCATGGCGGCGCGCCTTTTGTC